TACAGATCTCCTTCAAACTAAGAATACCTTCAAGAACCGGGTTCTTTAGGATATACTTATTTACTCGCTGGCAGTGATTACCTTCTAGGAATAGAACTTCTTTCGTATTCTTATTAAAGAACTCAAGTTCGCTTCTGAAGATATCGAAGTCTGCCTTAAGTCTCTTTCCTTCGGTTAACCCTGGTTGATCCTCAGTCCAGTGACTAACATAGCTGAAATCCATCATATCCCCTAGACAGATAATTCCATCAAACTTCTCTTTCTTTACAACCTGCTTAAACAGTGTATAGGCCGGGTCTACCGGCATTCCAGACTCTAAGTGTGAGTCCCCAAAGATCGCGTATCGTGTCATCGTAGCCCCTTGTATATATGTAGTGCCCGGCTGCCCGGGCACTCTATATATTTAGTGTACTATATTCCAAACTTGAAACTACTTACGTCCTCGTCTTCTTCCTCTTCTTCAATCTCTTCAGGAATCTCAACAGCGATAATACTGTTGATTGTTGCGATCTCTTCTGCTGTAAGTGACTCTGTACCGTTAAGAATATTTCCCAATCTATATTGAAAGAGTGTCTTATTCATAGTCGTTCTCCTTACGCCAGTGCGTGAGCTAGCGCGGCTCGATGAGCTGGATTAGTTGGATAGAAGAGACTGATGATCCTATAGCCGTTACCTTCTACTCCAGGGAGCTGATTCATAACGTCAATACCAGTCATCATTCTAACAGCGACTTGGCTGTTAACAACTTCTACTTTCTTAGTCTCGATGTTCTCTAGAATTACGCTCATAAGTTCCTCCTCTATATCGTACTCTTAATTAGTGCCACTGTTAGTAAACTCTTGTTACTACTTTCAATATCTGTTCAATCGCTGCCTGCAGGTCTTCATAATTAGTGCACGATTTGTGTGCGAGTATGAGGGCTGCAGTGACCTTCTCAAGCTTCTTAGAAGCCTTAGCTTCTTTAGCTTCCTTAGCATCGATGGTCGGCTTGGTAGATACCTGGCCACCCTTAAGTCGATCAATACCCTTGCCCCAGAGACCGTAATCACGAAGCGTAACGTATTCCTTAGTTGTAAGAAGACGATAGACCTGGTTGTGACGGTTGTAGGCGTAACAATACGTTACGCCGGGTCGTGGCGGGTAGATTACGAATGCTGGATTCTCAGCCTTAAGCTGCTTCGCTCGCTCTAGGTATTCGTCGTAGTTCAACTCAATTGCATCATCATCGATCTGATTCATAGCTAGGTTCCTCCTCTTGCTATAGTTAATTAGTACACAGTTCGGAATAGGTTGCTTACGGTTCCGGGTTGTAGGTAGCCATTAGACTGCCTTCAATCTTACACTGAACCTCGCCCCACATCTCAACATTCATGTCCTTGATAAAGCGGGTAATATCTAGTGCTCCATACTCGTTAAGAACTAGAACCTTCTTGCTATATTCGTCGTAAACAATCCCTAGTGCCTGTCGTGCTGCCATATGTTCCTCCCTTGGCTTCTTAATTAGTGTCACCTGTCTCAATAAGTCTTGCATTCTCATGCAGTAGCTCTCTTCTTTCTCGATACCGGTGCAAAGCGAGCTGCGATAGCATCCTTTAGAGTACCGGCGTTCTCAAGAGCCTTTGCTTCGTCGTAATCGAAGAAAGCCCACCAATGCCCGTCGGTACCGTGAACCTTGCGAACCTTACCGAGAACGCTGTTAGAGATGTATGCGCAAGCATTCGATACAATCTTACGACCTTGAGCAGTGTCTTCATTCTTGTTAATTGCTACTAGGTCTAGAGCAGCCTCGTGCTGGCTCTCGTACTGTCGATACTCCTTCGTCTCGCGGCAAACAGCTAGTACACGATTCTTCGGTGGCTGCATTGCGAGTCTGTAGTTGCCCCAGGCACGTTTGATAGAGCTAGAGAGAAGAGGAAGTACTACATTGTTCTTGTCGTAGAATCTATAAGATGCCCAATCAATTGTGAACTTGTTTCGAATAGCCTTTAGGGTCAAGAGAGATGCAACTGGACGTCCATCCTCGCGGATCGTTTGAGTCTCACCAATGGGCATTAAGTAGAAGCCGCCGATCGTTGGGTAATCAAAGCTCGGCATATCCTTGAAGACTTTATCCATCCAGGCAACAATCGGCTGGGGATCGACTTCATATACGTTTGTACGAGGAGAGTCAAACTCTGTCTGCTCGTCAACAACAATAAAGAGAGTCTCACAAGTAGATAGAATACGGTAGCGATGATCGCCAAGGATCGGAAGCTTGACATGATAGTCAAAGAGAGGCTCTCGATCATTCTCGAGACCTACATGCTCACGAGTTACAGCGGTTGTAACTCTAGCATACGAACGCTTTGGTGAGTCAATAATGAGATGAGCTGTCTCATGCTGCTCACGATTGATGACCTTCATGATGGATGTGCCGGGTATCCTTCCGTACTGGGCTCTAAAGAAGGGCTCTAGGCGGTTAATCGTTCCATCTAGCTTCTGTGCATTTGCTGTATAACTACTCATTGGTCTCTCCTTACTTAATTAGTGTCACCGATTTCAAACTCTTTATTTGTATATCGGTAATCTATTAGTATTATACTCTCGCTTCTTAATTAGTGCAACTGAAATCAAAGGTTTACCGGGATTTCATGTGTTTCCTGCAGAAATCGGTAACTTTCTTTGCGAAAGTACTTAACATCTGTATAGTGGTTTCTTAGAGGTATCTTCTACCAGCCTATCTTAATTTCATGACAGATAGGCAATCTATCTTATCTATATTATCTTTGTATTTACTATGATTTCTATCTGTCATGAAATTAACTCAGACTAGAAAGAGATAGCAGAGGCATCTTCTATTCGTCTATCCTAATTTCATGACAGATAGATAATCTATCTTATCTATCTTATCTATCTATATTATCTTTGTATCTAACATGATTTCTATCTGTCATGAAATTAACTCAAACTAGAAAGAGTAGACAAAGACATTTATAGCTATCTACAAAGATGTAGATTTCATTGGATAAAGCGTTTCATATGACTGGCCTATGTAATCTTAGTCGAACTTTATTTGCATTAGAGACCGAATGAATTCTCCAGGGATAGCGGGGATTTCTATATAGGCAGGGACTGCTATTAACCACGAGATTAACTCAAGCTAGAAAGATATAGCAGAGGCATATCTACTAACCTATCTAATTTCATGATAACTAACATATTTCATCTATCTTAGCTAGCTATCATATCTTTGTATTTACTATGATTTCTATCTCTCATGAAATTAACTCAGACTAGAAAGAGTAACAAGACATACACTATCTACAGAGATACAGATGAAAGCATTTCGGTCTGATCGATTCTAGAAGCACTTAGGTAATCTTAGTCGGACTCTGTTTGCATTGGAGACCGAATGAATTCTCCAGAGATAACGGGGATTTCTATATAGATAGTGAACCCGCTGAAGCACGTCAAACCAAGGGGCTAGCTGAAGTTCGACTGTTTGCCTAGCGGGTCACTAATTATATACAGTTGATTCTTAGGAGGTCAAGCAGTGAGTGAAATGATTGTATTAAGCGCGTCATGGTGTCATCCTTGTACGAGTCTTAAGGACGAGTTAGCGCGACTCAAGAATGACTACCCGATGCTTCGGTATCAAGTACTCGATGTTGAGAGGCATCCTGAGTATGTAGATCGCTATAACATTCAAAGTGTGCCGTTTATCATCTTTAGAGATGCAAATGGTAACGATCTTGAAACATACGTAGGGAGTATGTCAGCTAAGACGATTCTAAAGAAGCTCGGAATTGGCTACTAATTACAAGGAGGGTGATAATGGATGATTTCGCATATAACAACGTAGACGACTTCTTCGCTCATGCTCGACGAAAGTATGGTAACGAATTTGTACGTCGCAATAAGCCAATTCTGCGAGTGATGTTTAGTGATTCTCGCGGGTTAACGTATACAGAGGAAGAATATATTCGCCTCCAGCATCGTGTAGTAGCGTATGCGGGAACTACTGGAAACAACGTAGAGACGCAGGGTTGCATTGGTGTCACTAATTACGTATGAGCGAGCATACAGCGTATCGCCAGACGAAAGAATGGAAGCAGTTTAGAGAGAAGATCGTTCATGAGCGAGATAGTAGATGTGAGTGTTGCGGAATCAAGAAGAAGGGGTTAAATCTACATCATCTTGATCCAGCTAATTATCAAGACTTAGATCCGCTTAAGTTCAAGCTACTCTGCAAGGACTGTCACAATTTAGTAGAGAAGATGGCACGTAGACTACACGGTAGTAAAGCAGATATGATAGCTAACAAGGAGAAATGGCTAGATTTACTCGGTCCATTTCTACCACACTAATTAGAAGAAGGAGATAAATAATGCAGTTTAGTGAAGCACTTACTTTGATTCGCGATGACAGAGACATTGCAATCACCCGAGAGGGGTGGAACGGTCGTGCGCTCGGCAAGATGATGTTCGTAAAGACACAGATGCCGGATTCTCAGTCGGCTATGACAGACAGGTATTTGTACATGTTCATCGAGACAGCTGGAAGCGGTCGTGGTTACACTCGCGTACCGTGGGTTCCATCTCAGCAGGACCTATTCGCCGATGATTGGAAGGAGATGGACTAATGAAACGAATTATCATTGCACAGAGCAGTGAGATCCCCGCAGCGATCGAATCACTTATCGTAACTGGCGACGTGATCTGTACATCAGATCTAACAGACGAGCAGTCAGATGCTCTTATAGCTAAGCTTCTCGCAGATGTAGAGAGCGCTAATACGGCAGAGTAATCCGATGGTAGACGATACACGCGCTAAGGCCTGCCAAAGCGTTTACATCTTGACGCGTAGTGATATCGCCCTCGGTGAACTTCACAAAGAATGCGTTGCAATCGCTCGAAATATGGTAGAGCATATAACCTGGACCACGAAGTATACAATGTCACCAGATAGAGCGATGCAGATAGCGCAAGACGGCGCAGTAAACTTGATGGAATACTATTTGAAGAAGCGGGACTATGTAGTACGCTTCTTCAATAAACGAATGCAGCATATCATTCGTGAGATATTGTATTCTAAGTACGGTAGACACGCTAACGATAACCGCTGGGAACAGCACAACATTCAGCTTGATGACGAACACAACGAAATTGCCTGCAAAGAGGAAGAGGAGAAGTTAGATCTAACGTATGCTTTAGAAGATATCTTAAGTGAGCACCCCGACGGCAAGAGAATTGTAATTGATATCTACAGAGCTCGTACGTACAAGAGCGCGATACTAACTATTAACAAGTACGTTAGTAAGAGGTGGATTTACGACAGAGCAGAGAAGCTCTATAGAGTATATAAATACACACGGAGGTAGCCAGTGGATGAAGACGATAAGAAGGCTATCCTTTCAGTCCGGATAAAGGAAAGTACGAAAGAGCGATTTGAGGAGCTATGTCAGGTCTCTGGACTTCGTAAGGCAGAGGTTATCGAGACCCTTATTGAGTGGTTCATGAACCCAAAGGAGACAGTATAGTGTTGAGAATCATTGAGAAGCGTAGACAGTACAAATCCGCTATCTCTATATTAGATAAGGAATTGATGCGAGTAGAAGACCCTGTAGAGCTTAGCGCCGTACAGTTAATGAAGAGCTTCTTCTCTAGTTCAACGAATGGTCGTAAGGCGCTTCGATTATGTATTAACCCAGGGGTACAATTATGGATGAGAAAGAAGATGATGCTCATAGTAAGTCTACCTATAGCACTACAGGAGCTGGCAACATGGGCGAAGCTATTATAGGTACATACGAACGGGAAGCTCGACAGAAATGGAATAGCTTCTTCAACTCACTAGGTATCTTCAAGCCGCTTGATATGATTAAGCATTGTGAGAAGAATCCAGATATCGGCGAACAGATCGTACATGATGTGATAGCTGGCATGAACAAAGATAAGGAGATAGCGAATGAACATAGAAGCACGTAAGATTGCCGAGCGCGCCATTCTTGAGAACATTAACGACGAGGCTGCTTGTAAGGATATTCTCACTAAAGCATTTACCGCGGGCTTATTTACAGAGGAAGAAGTTAACATCACTGTAGCGGAGATCAAGGCATGGAACGATCGTAATAAAGAGAAGGTAGCATCACCCGAGCAGCTTCGCATTAGTAAGGCTTTACTTAAAGCACTTGGACCATTTCCAGCTTTGACTCTCGTTCTACTAATTAAGCAGTTCCCCAAGCGTTCGATTGGTGATGGATGGATGCAGCCAGACGTACCTGGTATATGCAAGGCGCTAAAGTACAAGTCACCTCAGTTCTATGGCATCGTGAACACGTTTCAAGATCGCGGGCTCCTAGAGAAGACGGTCGATAAGCGCATCAAGAAGCTCGTTATCAAGCTGAACTTCTTCGCAATACAGGACCTGTACGAAGGGAATACAGATGAACCCGACGAGCCACATGACGATTCTTCTAAAGTGTAACACTATGTAGCTATGAGTGTGACCCTTTCTTAGTGAGAGGGTCTCTCTTTGTACATAGACTATACTATATAATAGCGATATCAATAGTTATCAGAGAGGTGATTTACATGAGTGACGAGACAGAGCAGCCAAAGAAGAAGAGAGGACGCCATCCCAACAGCTTAGCTAATATGCAGAAGGCTGGTGAGCCTGGACACAACCCTAAAGGTCGCCCGGTCGGCACGTCGATCAACACATACGCTAAAGGACTTGTGCTTCAGTCACTCGATGCAACAGACAAGAGCGGCCGTACTGCTATGGATAGGTTTCTAACGGGCTTCATTGAGCGAGCAGTTACCGAGCCTAATGGATGGCAAGCGAAGAACCTAGCTGATAAGCTTCTACCTACTAACGCCGAGCAGCTTGACGAGATATTCAACAGAGCGAAGACACGTGATACAGACTTCCTTGCATATCGTATTATAAAGACATGTCACGACTATCAACAACGGGTAATTCTATCTAAAGAGAAGTTCATCTACTTGATGGCTGGTAGACGTGCAGGTAAGACGGAAGGTATGATTCGCAAGGCTCTTACGGTTGCAGTAGAGCACGAGGCTGGTAGGATTCTTATTATCGGCTTGACGTTACAGCGCTGTCTTGACTACTTCTGGGGTCCAACGATTCAGATCCTCAAAGACCTCGGCATTCCATATGAACTAAGGACCGCCGAGAACCTAATTGTGTTACAGAACGAATCGCAGATATTCTTTAGCGGTAACACTAGTAAGGCTGATAGAGAGAAGTGGCGAGGATCGAAATGGCACATAGTAATGATCGACGAAGCTCAGTCACAGTCGGAGCTTGAAAGGTTTGTTAGTGAGGTTATTGAGCCGTCGTTGATTGACTATAACGGACAGCTTATTCTTGCCGGTACGGGTCCTCGATCGCGTGGTACATATTGGGAGCGCGTGTGGACAGAAGAGAAGCACTTCCCAGGTATGCGATTGAACTGGAATCTAATGAACAACCCCTTCATCAAGGATGGTAAAGCACAGCTACAGGATACGCTGGTACGTAAGAATCTAACAGAGTCTAGTCCATTGTACATTAGAGAGTACCTTGGTGGTATTGCATATGATGATGACGCACTTGTATTTCGTCTAAGTGATAATAACGTCTTTGTTGATCAGCAGATGGTCGAGTGGATCAACAGCCAGCCTCGATCAGACATTAAGTTCTCTGGGGGCATTGACTATGGTTATGTAGACTATACAGCTGTAGTCGGCTTCATGTATAGTGAAACCAAGCCCGAGAAATGGCTGATCTTTGAGCGTAAGTGGAATGGCCGCGGCATAGATGAGATCAAATCTGCCTGTCATGACCTTCAGATGTACATTGGAGGCGATCAGAAGTTCAAAGACATTCCCGAGCGTAACAAGTTCTGCCCGTTCTACTGCGATACTAACGAACAGACCATTACGTACGAGCTGTATAAGAGCGGTATTCCAGCACAGAACGCTATGAAGTACGATAAAGATTGGGCGATAGAGGCTCTTAGGGACGAGGTACGCACAGGCACTCTAAAGGTTCGCAAGACATTAGTACCGAACCCGAACGGTGGTGAGATGCCCGACCCACTCAGCTTCTACAATGAAACGCTATTGACGCTATATGAACGAAATGAGCGTGATGAGCTTACGCATCAGATCGATGACAGGGTCTATCACCCAGACTTGATGGATGCTGTCCTGTATGCTCTTAGGAATGTCTGGGCTTTCTCACAGAAAGTGCAGTCTTAACCAGTCTGAACTACACTATATATAAGGAGAAACGATAATGTTCAATAAGAAGAAACCAAACGATGAAGATAGGTTTGCTGCGCTCGAGCAGCAGATCAAAGAGAAGAATGATCAGATCGAGAAGCTTCTCGCTAATCCAGTTGTAGCTGTCGCACTTAAGCAGGCAGAGATTGCTGCTGCTAAGCAGGCAGAATTGGATCGTATGACTGCGCACGGGCTTAATTACGATATTATTCGTGAGCTTGTTAACAGCGCGGTACATGGAGTCGAGGTCAACATCAGATTCACTACAGGTGAAGTTCTTACAATTGCTCGAACCGAGTCGTATCAGAAGATGGTCGATCAGTTCCGCTCCGATACATTCTAAAGGATAAGCTATGAAACTAACAGCCGCTGACGTGTGGAGAGATATCGAACAGTTGAAGACCAACCTTAGCGTACGTGATGTTAAGTTCCGCAGGAATTTCAATCGCTACTGCAATAACGGTCGTCGCTCAGAGGACGTGTTTAACCCATATGGACAGCCATTATCGTTCTACTATGCACAGACAGATGATGACACGGGAGTGATTCCGGTGCTCAATTATGCTAAGTCGACAGTTGATACGCACATCAGTAAGCTCTCACAGACGAAGGTTCGTCCGTACTTTAATAGCATCAATGGATCGTTTAGAACTCGTAAGACAGTTCGTAACGCTCAGCTGTACTTCGATGAGCTCTACAATGCACAGGATGTGTATAAGAAGGCTATAGAGGCAGCTCGTGATGCCGAGATCTTTGAAGTTGGTCATCTCTGGGTCGACGATGAGACTGAGTCAATACGTCGTGTACGGCCCTGGGAGGTCTATTACGATCGCGCAGAATGGCAGAATGATAAGCTCAATCGCATCTTCCTTTACTTTAGGAACTTCCCCCTCTATTACTTAGAGGACAAGATCGCTAACAAGAACATCCCCGAAGCGAACCTTCTGAACGATAAGAATCTGATGGTCAAGTGTGATTATTACGTCTACTTCGACCTAAAGAACAAGAAGAAGTATGAGTTTGTTAATGGCAACCTCATTAAAGAGCAGAAGACCAGCTTTGATACTAGTCCAATCGTCTTTATCCACTACAGTCCGCCAGTAAAGGGCGGCTTTACTACATCACTTATCGATGAGATCTACACGCTCCAGACAGAGATCGACATGATTGCTCATCGAATTCACACAGCTTTCTCGTTGAACCCTGCTAATCAAGTATTCGTTCCTAAGGGATCCGACGTAAAGGCATCGTCAATCAATAACGAAATCGGCAGTATTTATGAGTATATACCGGCTCCCGGTGTAACAACCCCAGTAATTGTATCGACTCCCCCTGCTATTTCACCACAATATCTCGAATATCTCAATTTCTGCCGTGGTGAAATCTACGGTATCGCAGGTATTTCACAGCTATCTGCACAGGCAAAGAAGCCAGCTGGTCTAAATTCCGGTGTTGCTCTCGATACGCTTGAGGATGTCGAGTCCGAAAGGCACAACTTAGTACTTCAGAACTACATTCTGTTTCTAATGAAGGTAGCTAAGACCTGTATAGATGTGTACCCCGAGGATGATGACATTCTACCTCGTAAGATCGGTACAGCTAGAATGACGTGGAAGGATGTTAAACGTGAGCGCGATAACATGACTATCCAGTTCAGCCCTGCATCTGCACTCTCTAAGGATCCGAAGGTCAAGATGGAGCAGATCGAGAAGATGATCGCTATGAGGATGATTCCAGCAGATCGAGCTGCTGAGATGATGGAGATTCCAGACCTTGAGAAGGAATTCTCGATTGAGACTGCTTCGCTTGATGTCTGTGAAAGGATCGTTGAGCGCGCTGTTGAGGATGGTACATACGACTTCTATGAGACCGTCAACATCCAGCAGCTATTCAGTCTCGTCAACTTCTACATCAACCGCTTCGATGCGAATGATGAGGATCGCAAGGTGCTTGATAATCTTGTAACGCTCTACAACATCATCAAGTCAAAGATAAACGAAGTCAATGCAGCAGTAGTTCAGTCGACTCAGTCAACGCTTTCGGGCAACATGGCTCCCCCGACTGCTCCTGGACCGACTAACGCACTTCCATTACAGCCTGGTCAGTAATTTGAAACTGAGAACCAGCTCAACCTACACTATATAAGGAGAAGACATTATGGTACAGAACTTAACCCCCGAGGACATCCAGCTTATGAAGAACGCTATCGCCGAGTACGAAGGTTCCGCTGGTACGTCATCCCCAGCTACGTCTCAGAATTCTACCGCAGACGCCGTTCAAGATCGTCAGATGCTTGAGGCGATTGCTGCAGCTCTTGGGACCGTTATCGACGCGGTCGAGAGTCTCCAGAAGAGCTATGACGACCTCGAACACCTGGTTAACGACGAGATCATTGGTGGCGTACAGAAGCTCTATCAAGAGAATGTGAGAATGGACGGTATCGCCGGCATCAAAGCTAAGTACGGCGAGCAGCTTAGTCCATATGAAGGTGTATTCCAGGCTCTCGTTGATGATCCGAATGCAGATATCTATTCCAAACTGTATGATAAGCTTGAGGAATTGAAGTCTGGTGCAGATTACAACCCTGATACAGAAGATAGCTACGTGACATCCTTACTTGATAAGCTTAAGGCTTCAGCTCCGGCTCCTGCAGTAGCAGTTGAGATCTCAAAGACTGAAGCAGCTCCTGCCAGCGAGGACGACGCTCTTGTTACAAAGCTTCGTGCAATGAAGCAGAAGGCCGGTTCTGCCGGTTCTTACTAACCTAAATCCAATTCATATAAGGAGAATTTATGGCAGTTACTAGTGATGCTGGTCTATTGACCATCTACAAGATTTGGTACACCGATGCTGAGATGGAGAACCTTCTCTTCCGCAGCTCTCCAGTTACCAAAGCAGTTAAGAAGACCCGAGTTGGTGGTCGTCAATACAACTTTAGCGCCCTTTATGGTCGCGGCGGAGCTGCTGCAGGCGATATGACCATTGCGGTTACCAATGCGGCTTCTGGTACTTCTAAGAACGCAGAATTTGGCGTAAGCTACGGCCAGATGTTCAGCGTATTCACCCTCACACAGCAGGAGATCCTTGCATCCGTTAACGTACGTGGTGCTTATCAACCTGCCGCTGTTGTTAAGACGTTTGCTGCCACTGATGCGTTCCGCAAGCTCTTTGCAACGTCTCTCTACGGTATGGGATTTGGTGAAGTCGGCCAGGTTGGAGCTAATGCCGGTCTTGTTACTCAAGGTGCTTCTAATACCATCGATTTCGTTGACAAATCCCTCGTTATCAAACTCGATGTTGGCTCAGTCTTCATCGTTACTAACGGTGCTCTTCCGTCCTCACCACTCCGCTCGCTTATCAATACCGTTACGAAGATTGATGGTACAACCGTTACCTTTACTTCATCTGCTGGTTCTAACGAGACCTGGGCAGCTACAGACTGGGTAGAGATTTATGGTTGCCGCTCTGGCGCTACTCCTCTTCTTCCTGTCGGTCTAGCTGGTTGGCTTCCAACTCTCGCTTCCCGCTCTGGCGCAAACTGGACTACATACATCGGTACTCCCTTCTATGGCGTTGACCGCTCTGTGTATCCTGACAAGCTTGCTGGCTCCTTCATCCTTCGTGACAAGGCTAATAATGAGAAGTACATGGATGCAGTTATCCGTGGTATTGACGCTGTCCGTACTGCTGGTGGTAACCCGCAGATCCTCATTCTCAACAACAAAGACTATCTCCAGGTCGCTCAAGAGATCCAGAGCTCCAGAACATTCTTCTCCCAGCTTGGAGCTGGTAAAGGTAAGAGTGTAGCTAATCAAGGTCTTTCAGACATGTCCTTCGCAACCAGCACTAACTGGGTCGATACGGTCTGGGACGATCCGTTCTGTCCGCGCTACACTGCTTATATCGTTGATGAGAACATTCTAGAGTTCGTGTGCCTCAGTAACGTCGATACCCCGATTAACGATGGTATTGCCGCTAATGATCCTGGTTCGCAGAACGTCAATGGTGTTTCCGCTCCTGATATGCAGTACAATTTCATCATCGATGATTACATCACCGTGAAACCAGGTACTGATACCGCTAACGGTCCTGCCGTCCAGGTTTCGATCAATATGTACGGTAGCTGGGTTGTTCGTAATCCTGCTCACTGCTGCGCGATCTACTTCAATCCGTAACCTGTAACGCTTTCGTGAACTTAGAGACCCTAGGGAAACCTAGGGTCTCCCTTTGTTCTACTGCTACACTATATAGAGAGATAACAGGAGTGTACCCGAATGACTACAGCTTCGGCACTAATCGAACGAGCTCGATCTCTAGCAGACCTTGTCAATAGTAAGTTCATTAGCTATGATGACGAAGTATCCAGCTTGAACGAATCGTATCGTGATATCTATAGTTGGCTCTGCAACAACAACGATGATTACTTCGTGAAGGAGTATGTCACCACCATTACACAGAACATCGCAAATGATCCTAATGCTGCGATTGTTGCGCTGCCAGCTGACTTCTATAAGCTTCGCTTTATCGATTATCAGTACCAGGGGTATTGGAGTCGAGTTCGTAAGTACTCTACAGAAGCTCGCGATAACAACCCATCAAGCCCTCAGTACCGCTTCTATGGCAATGACCTCCGCATTATTGGATTAAATCCTAATGGCGCGAATGGTAATCTTCGTCTAGTCTATTACCCGCCGGCCGATATTATCACGCTTCCTGAGTATGCATACGCATATGGAACCTCGATCGCTGCGTATAACAAGAGTCTGGTCAATGAACCCTTCTATGTTTCACAGGACAACAGTCTGATTTACGTCTATAATGGCACGTCGATCAGAGTAGAGTCCATCGATAATAACACAGTCAGTACACCAGTTACCATCTATACCTCGACGGGTCTTTCTCATATCCAGTATTACAAAGGTTACGTCTACTTCCTGAAGGGCAACGAGATCTATCGCGGTACATCTGACCTTGCATCGACATTAGTACCCACAGCTATTACTGCTTCAACAGGTACGATCTTAGACTTCTATATCGTGCAAGGTAAGATCTACTACACGAAAGCAGGTGAAATTAGGTCTTGTAACCTTGATGGTACAGGTGATACCTCACTGCTCACAGCGGTTGCACAGGATCCTACATTAGTCGGTGGTCTTCTTGCATACATCAACGTCGCAGGTAATATAGTTGTCGGTGGTGTAGCTGATACGTCTACTCTAGCGGTTCGTCTAACGTCTGATGGTACATACTTGTACTGGCTTGATCCTAGTAATCAGCTTCACAGAGCGAGCTACAATGGTATAGCTCTTACGGACGATACAATCCTAAGGACTAACGTAAGCTACCTCGGTACGTATTATGGCTACAGACTGCCGATCATTTCGACCGCTGACGATATGCTTGCCGTATCGTCTATTCCTGATTGGGAGTTTAGCTACCCCCTCAATGAAGTAAATGAGATCATCGCATACCAATGCGCTATCGACTTTAAGCGTAAACAGAATGCAGACTTCAGCCAGCTTTCGGTCCGTATGCAGGAACTTCAACAGAGGTTCCTGGATGTGATGAAGAGAGACGAGGGTCTTCCTCAGAAGATCGGTAATGCATATTCTCAGTATGACTCTCAGTGGAGATAAACAATGGATAGTTTCGAGAAGCGTGAGATAAGCCTCTACAACAGCGTAAACACTGCAACGCCTGATGAAGATGTGCATTCGTTTGATGAGACTACTGCTCCGTACGTACAGAATACTGGTATCGAACGTGATGGCGGTATCACCAATATCTATGAGAAGGAAACGACGTACCCCGACACGGGAGCTCATTTCGTTACTGAAGATGGAAAGGTGATCACCGCTATTCCTAATAGTGTTAGCCGTACTCTAAAGATCGACAATAAGATCGTTGCTGATGTTTCTGCATATGGCGTTCAGAGTCGCATTCAGATCAATGGCGTTGATGATTGTATTATAACAGCTGACAGTAGTTACGTCACAGCGGTTGTTAACGGGTCTAACGTAATCCTTACGGAGTATAGAGTTAGCGATAACGTACAGCTCAACCAGCGCACGATTACCTTCACCAGTCTCGCCAATGTTACGCAATTCGTCACGTCAATCTCAATTGTTCGCTATAACACAATGCATTACACTGACAGCTTTGAGTTCGCTCTAAGGCTTGGAGATCAGGTAGTTATTCTTCGTGAGAGCACACCAGGGCAGTCGATTGCCCAGGCGCTTCAATCGTCTTCAGTGCTCGGTACGAATCAGATCAATGACGTTATCGTCTATGGATCGTTCCTTGTAGTCGCCGGTAACGGTGGTCGCGTTGGATCGTTTGACGGCGTTAACTGGAGGAATTACGATGGTTCCGGTACGGGTGCTGGTCCATTCAACAACGGTACAGTCGTCGGCACGAACAACATCCTCAAGCTCGCGGTGTATGATAACTATCTTATCGTCGGTGCCACGGCTGGTCTAATTGGTTCATTCGACGGTAACGTTTGGTACGCATATAACTCCGGTGGCGTATTTACGAATAACGCCACAGTAATCTCGACTGATAACGTAACGGCAATGGCTGTTATTACTCTTGCTGGATCGGGTAAGTTCCTCTTCGTTGGTGGGTCTGCTGGTAAGCTTGGCAGCGGTAACACAGCTGCTTGGACGATCTATAGCAGCAGCGGCTTAGCAGATAACGCTACCTTAATAGGCGCTGTTCAGATCAATGCGATTGTTTCGTATACAGATTATGAAGGCTACCAGACCGTTGTGGTTGTTGGTGCTTCTGGTCGTGTCGGTTCATTCAAGTGGCAGTCAGGTACTACATATACATTTACTACTATTCCGAATATAGGCCGCTATGTGGGTACGCAAATATACGGTAATGGTGTATTTATTATTACCTTCAGTCCCGGCAGTTCTCAGTATATATATTCGATAGACGGTATTACGTGGGTCGCTAAAGATTTCGGAAATTCCTTCTGTCCTACAGTAGCGTGTTATGGAGCTGGTCTCTTTGTAGCACTCATGAACCAGACTGTCGTTACATCCCCTGACGGAATTACGTGGACCTTTAGAACTATACCAGTTACCCCAGGCGGAATATGGAAGACCGTCACATACGGTAATGGTCTATTTGTAGCAGTAAATTACACTACATCCACTACTAACGGCATCGCAACTTCTCCTGACGGAATTACATGGACCTTTAGAACCACAGCTGCTCCCGGAGGGTATGGCTGGTATGATGTTGCATACGGTAACGGTCTATTTGTGGCAGTAGCCTTCACCACATCCACTACTAACGGCATCGCAACTTCTCCTGACGGAATTACATGGACCTTTAGAACCACAGCTGCTCCCGGAGGGACGTATGGTTGGAATCGTATCACATATGGTAACGGTCTATTTGTGGCAACAGCCTACACCACATCCACTACTAACGGTATTGCAACTTCTCCTGACGGAATTACGTGGACCTTTAGAACCACGCCAACCCCCGGAGGGACGTATGGTTGGAATCGTATCACATACGGTAATGGTCTATTTGTAGCAGTAAGTTACACTACATCTACTACTAACAGCATTGCGACTTCTCCTGACGGAATTACATGGACCTTTATAACATCCCCTACTACTTCCGGATCTTGGTATAATATCCTTTACGGTGGAGGTCTCTTCATCTTATCAACCTACTCTACCGACTCTCACGCTACAGTTACCTACTCATTACCCAACACCAATACTAAGGCCCTCTACACTGCAACAAGCACTCAGCGCTATCCGACTAACAACGGTACGGTAGTATCTACTGATAATATCTTGACGGCTACTATATGGAACCGTAGAATGATTGTTGCGGGGTCAGCTGGTAAGGTGGGGGAGGTAGCTCCTACAGGTGACTGGGTAAATTATAACACTACTAGGTCTCTTGATAGCTTATTTCAGTATGTACACCTTCCTTCTTTAAGTACTATCTTTAAGCAGCTAGCGTACCTTAAAGGTACATATCTTCTTGCAACGTCTTCTACTACAGGTTACGTATCTACAGATAGTATGAAGACGTGGACTAGCGTAACTTTCCCCTTTGTTGCCGGAGGTATTGCAGCAGGTCCTGATAAGTTTGTTCTACTTCCAGGTGGTTCACAGTCTCCTCTTCCAACAGCATACTCGTACGACGGAGTATCTTGGAATCTAGGTAAGAACCTGCCTAATATTGGATCTAGTCCTGGAAGCCAAGTTCTGGGCGCAACAAGAATAGTGTATACTCAAGGGCTCTACTTTGTGGGTATATCTAGCTACACTGAAGGAAGTAACAGTTATTCTAACATATACGGATGGTCTTCATCAGATGGAATCACCTGGTCTGTGTTCCCACAGACCACAGCAGTAGCTAATAGCTATATTCCTATAGTGTATGGAGGCGGGGTATATGTTGCTCTTCAGGGAGGGCCGAACTCAAGAGTAGTTTATACATCAACTGACGGTACTACCTGGACTACATATGCAACAGCATTACCAACAACAACAGCACAGTATACAAATCTTGCATTTGGAAATGGAGTATTTGTAGCTTCTGCAACTTACGTATCAGGACAGCCTTCAATAGTCTATTCTTCAAATGGATCAACCTGGAATACTGCAACGGCCCCTGTAGCTGGAGTATCGTGGGATACTGGTTTAATCTTCAAAGATGGTGTATTTGTCCTAACAGGGTACATCGTCGGAACATCTAGTACAATCACAGCTATGTCTCCCGATGGTATAAACTGGATAACTCGAACTAATCTTAGACAGAATATGTACACCTTAGGAGAGTCTCTAGCATCGTCAGTTACTGGTCCAGCCTTCATGTATGTGGGAAACACTATAGTTGGAATGCAAGCTTCAGATAGTAATAGCGTGTATAGTAATAGTTTATTTACCTTCTCTTTAGATACCCTTAGGGAAGTTGCTGTAAACAATAACGCAGTCGTCGTTGGTACCGCAAGTATTAACGCTGCCGCAGTATTCGGTACTCAATACGTCGTAGGCTCAGCAGCAGGAACCCTTGGATCCTTCGATGGCTCTCAATGGAAGAACTATGACGGTACCGGAACAGGTACAGGACCATATAGTAATCTGACCGTAGTTGGGGCAAATGCTATTACTGCAATGGCAGCTTACGGTACTAAGCTAACCGTAGGAGCAGCTAACAGTATTCTCGGATCGATCAACGCCGATAACAGCGTAAACCTCTTCTATAACGCATCAGGCACTGTAGTTGCTAATCTCCTAACAGGCCAGACGACTAACGCGTACTTGTACTGCTATCGCTATGAGAACGGCTATTATCTCTTAAATCTCGTAGGAAACGCACTATCTAAGAGCTATACTCTCATAGATGCCACTAAGGTTATCACGATTCTTAATGCAGCGTACTGTATTCCACAGGTGAAATCAGGGGTAACTCGACATATTACAACAACGTTCCTACCTGATTACACCACTGTTACCACGCAGGTTCGTGCTACAGGACTCGTGGGATACACCGATTTCGTCACGTGGACTGGCACTCAAGTATGGCCGAACGCTGCATTTACATTAGGGAACGGCAACGTTCTTAGTGCTAACTGTGGCCCAGGTTATGAAGACTTCACGTTCCGCACGACTGCATCGGCAACTAACATATACGAATATTACAGCCCACAGTTTATCATTCAGCCGCAGGGTCAGTACAGTGTTATTCAGTCGAATACGAACACGCTCATCAATGCATACGGTAAGCTCAATAACCAGATCGGTGTACCTAGTTCTAAGCCGTTTGAGTTCCGCGTTGGCCTTATTCCGACTGCTGCGGGTACTAGTGGACAACTCAGTTATCTCTCAGTCGCTCTTCTTGACAACAAGACCCTCGACATCCTCGGTACGCTAATCACTAACGTCGGTGAGTACGATGGTACATACCTACCGATGATCAGCACGACTGAGGACATGATCAGCTACAAGTACAATAACAGCTTCTATCTCGTCAAGATCGGAACAGCTTTGACTAACGTGATTCAGCGCATCGGCGGTACAGCATACAAGATCAACACAATTAGCCCGCTAAACATTCTCGACACCGCTACTGCATCGCTCTCGGTAGGCTCATCCGACTACAACGGTCGAATGTTCTTCACAAGCTCAGCTGCGCCGGGTACAAGCACCAAGATCGCTAGCGTTCAGTGTAGCTCCTACAGTAATAGCATTGATGTCGGCGATAAGTTGGTAACGATCAGCCCGATTACTAATACTAACTATGAGGTCATCGGGTATAGAATCCCGAATGTCACAACAATCTCCGGGTATGCAATCGATACGTACGTCAACGATCTCTACTATAGCTCGACATTCAATGACGGTTCTGAGCTGATCGATGTTACAAAGGCTAATTTGATATACACGAACACTCCAACGACTCCAAAGATCGTTCCGGTAGCGATTGGCCAGACATACGGTTATCAGTCAATTATTGGTAACAACCAGACGATCTTCCTCGAGCAGAACAATCCTAGTAATCCTGTGCCGTATGATGGATATCGTATCGGTAACAAGATTGTAGGTACATACAACCTCTTCAGCCTTAACAACGGTGTTAAGTACCTGTTCGATGGTAGCGCGATCTACAGTGTAACGATTGGAACTGCCGGCTTTGTCTCTAATAAATCGTTCGTTGCCCCTGCTACTGGTCTAGTGTTCGTAGCTCTTGCACCAACAATGGCATATTTCGTCAGCAGCTTTGATAATAGTCTCTGGACATTCGTAGGAGGTCAAACTCTTAGTAAGGACAGACGAATGAACCAGCTTCAGACGATTGGGAACGGCATCTACAACGTACACGATAACGCTCTTCTGCTTCAGACATCTACAGAACTAATCTGGATTCGTGATGACGTATTAACGATCAACGCTAAGAAGGCTACTCAGACTGATCTCAAGCTCTACAATACAACTGGAGGTATTATTCTTGGTAATGACGTCAAGAACTGGCAGTACAGCTTCTTCAATCAGACTGGAGCTACAGTAGTGCCGCTCACGTGGCAGTCTGCATATTTCGGTCGCACAGTGAACCAGAAGAGTATCCTTTCAGAAGTAGTGTACACTATATATGATAGAACGAAATCACGCCATGCGATCACGGGGTATGTGTACACTCGCGATCCTGACACTTCAACAGTTCAAAGGGTCGATTGGGACGTTCTACCGAATATGTACACCGACAACGGCTATGTAACGCTCAGACTAAAGCCTGAGACACCGAAGTCGCTTGGCACATCATTCGGTCTTGAGTGTGATGATAAGATCACAGTTCTCGATGCAGTAATGTTGTTCACTAATGATGTTAATGCCGTCGTAGATCAGAAGAGATCTCGATAATAGGAGATAGAAATTATGTACGGAGGATTCTTCGATACTCTAAATGGGCTAGTAGCTCCTACAGGAACAGGAACAGAAACTTCTTCGACGCCGACAGTAGATTACTATGCTGGTACGCAAGACTCGATGGGAGCTAATGCTACTGAGTACCTCGATAAGAACCAGGCTGCTGCTAAGAAGCTTGCTGGAGATCAGGCTCAGACATCAGCACTCGGAGCTGCTCGAGCTTCTTTAGCTGCTGCTAGGACATCTGGTCTAAACGCTGGTGAAGCTGCTCTAAGCTCTGGTGCACAGGCCGGTGAAACATATGGACAGGCTTATGATGCAGCTGTTGGTCAGAATATGGATCGTTACATTGGTGCTACTGGTCAGTTCGGTGCACTTGCTGGTCAGAGAAAGGGCGAAGAGCTTACTGCTCGCGGTCAAGATGTTCAGAAGGAGATCGGTGATAAAGAGGCAGCTACACAACAAGCGCATCAAGATTCACAGAATACGCTAGGTTGGGTTGGCGCTGGTATAAACTTTCTAGGTACTCTTCTCTCAGATAAGAACGCTAAGAAGAATATTACTCCTACTAATGATGTATCCTCGGTACTAGATAAGCTTAAGGGCCCTGCAAAGACTACCACTGTTGAGCAGGTTCTAGCTAAAGTTCGCCCGGTCAAATTCGACTATAAAGGCGAGACTGATGGTGCTAATCGTGTAGGAGTCATAGCTCAGGAGCTAGAGAAGACTCCTCTAAAGAAAGTTGTTCAGGAAAGTCCTGACGGTCTAAAGCAGATTGACGCGGCTCAGCTGACAGGCGGTAACACCGCCATGATTCTCGAGCTTGCTCAGATGATAGTTGACATGAGGAAAGAAATTCAGTCTCTCAAGGGAGCGAAATAATGGCTGGCAAATATAATGTAGCTGCGATCCTAGCTGATCCAGACGCTACACCGAAAGATAAGTACGACGCACTCATTGCTGCTGGTTGGTCTGAGGAAGCTGCAGCTCCAGCTGCTCACTATGATTCAACTGCAGCAGATTCTACAGGTTCAGCTGCAGATGCTGCTGCTGCTCCAGCTAAGGACGCTGCTACCGCAGCTACTGCCGCTGCGGCCGAGGCTAAGAAAGCAGCGTCTGCATCTGTTAATGCAGCTGCTGCAGCTGTTCCCGCTGCAAAGGCTGCTACAGCAGCTGTTCCTGCTGCAAAGGCTGCTACAGCAGCTGTAGCCCCTATACCAGCTCCTACAGTACGTGGTTATCCAATGCCAGCAGGCTCTACCCCACCAGCTGCAGCTGCAGCTCCGGCACCTAGCGATCCTGCACAACCTATGATTCCTGGTACAGTTGTTACGACGTCCCCGGCTGCTGCTGCGGCTGCATATCGAGCAGGTACACTTACTACAGCCGGCACGTCAGTTCCTTTAGCACGACCAACTGGTCCCGCTCCAGAAGGTAAGGTGTGGGCCGGAGGTCCTGGCGGTTGGTATCTAACTGATGCTCCTAAGACCACAGCCCCAGCTGCTGCCGCGTCTAGTGCTGCTTCTAAACCTGAGGATGATAGCTTTAATCGTCAATACCCGGCGATGGCTGAAGCACTTGAGTCTGATTACAGAGACTTTGCTACATACCTTCGCGGTCTTGCTGATAAGGGTGAACTTGTTGATGATAAAGGTAAGCCGTTACCGATGTATAGCGCAGACCGAATTAATAAGCTTACTCTTCCCGAGTTAAAGCAGCTCGCTGCAGATAATCCTCAATACGCTCGAACGTTCTTCAAGACACCATCCGCTGAAACTGTAGCTAATCTAGCAGGAACCGGTCGAACAGGTATCGGACCTCGTAGCGATATGGTTGAACTTCCTCCATCAGGAGCAGCTCCCGCTTCTACTTCTGCTCCTGCTTCTGCTCCTGCTAAGCAGGATCCTGTAGCTGCTGCTGCAACCGCAGCTGTAGCTGCTGCTAAGCCAGATGCCTCTCCTGCAGAACAGGAACTTGGTGTTTCCAGTCTTATTGAGAGGGCTGCTGAACCATCCTTCCAGGATCAGATAAAGAAGATCTCGAAGGACTGGGGTATTCCGCTTCTAGAAGCTCTTCAAGCAGGTATGGTCGGCTACCTCGGTGGATATACTGGTGACTGGCAGAAATCTGCATATCAGCTTCGTCAGGAACGTGAAGAGCGTGATAAGGCTTCTGCAGCGGAGCAGGCTGCACGTAAGGAAGAAATCGCAGCACAAGATAAGAGATTAGCGATGCAGCTCGATGCAGCTGCTAAGCAGGCAGATCTCGATAGAACTGCTCAAGCTCTCGCTCAAGATAAGTCACTCTCCATGCAGGAGAAGATCGCAAGATTCCAGGCTGCCCAGCGTAGAGCTGGTGTAGCTGTTAGCGCGGATTCTGCTGCTGCAGATATGCTTGGAAACTAAGGAGTTATAGAATGAGTACTTCATACATTACTGCACCAGGAATGGATAAAGCCCCTGATTACTCTACAGATGCTGTTCCTGTTCCTGAGAATACCGCTAATAGTGGTGACCTTTGGAGCGGCCTTGGTGCGGCAGGTTGGGGAGCGCTAAACTCTGCTTTATTTAATGTACCCGAATACCTCGTTAAGAACATCGCTCCATCTGATACATATAAAGCCTTAAAGGATCTAGAAGCTAGAAACCAGGGTGCTTATACAGCCGGACAGATTGCCGGTATGTTCGCACCTACTGGCGGTATCCTAGCTAAAGGTGCTGGCCTTGGTCTAAAGGGAGCTAAGGTAGCTCTTGAAGCTGCTAAGGTTGGTAAGCTCGCTGATGTAGTTGGTGAAGGTGCAAAGGCACTTGATACAGCTGGTGATATTATTCGTGGCGGAAAGGCTGTAAGCGGTATCGGTGGTGGTATTGCTCGCGGTGCGCTTAGTGCTGCTGAACAGGCTATCCCTCGTGCTGCTATGGCAGTTACCGAAGGTGAAGATCCTGGTACAGCTGGTAGTGAAGCTCTAAAGGCTACTGCACTTGGCGGTGCTCTTGGTGGTGGAATAGGTGCTCTTGGTAAGGCTCGCGATCTTATCTCTAAGTACGCTCCGGAAGTTACTGACCTTAGTCAGAAGGCTATCCTCAATAGAGTTGGTGTTTCTCCTCGCGCTATTAGGCAGGGAATCACTGGCATGGCGTCTGAAAGTGAAATCCCCCAGGCTGCACAGGATCTCATCAATACGTACGGTAGAGACGTTCGTCAAGCTGCAGCTCAGACCGTTATTGCTAATAAGGCAACTGCTCCAGCTAACTTTAAGCCTCTTGGAAGGCTTGAGCTTCCTGAGCTGACCGATATAGTTCAGAAGGCTAATCCAGACGTCGATCCTGGAGTCGCTGCAATGGCTGCTAAATCTATTCGTAATGCAGTCGGAGTAGGTGAGATTGCTACTGGTGGAGGAGCTGGTCTTGTAGGAGCTCTTACGAGAAATCCACTTATTACCGGTGCACTTACTGGTGGTGGCCTTTCCGCTGGTAAAGATCTTCTTAAAGGTCAGGCTCCTAGTACGTCTACCCTACAGAATGCACTCCTTGGTGCAGCTGCTGTGAAGTATGGTCCTCGTGTTCTCGCTCAAGCAGCTCCTGCACTTGAGAAACTAGCTGGCACAGAGCTTCCAGGAATTGTTGGTAAAGTAGCTCCTGCTGTTAGTGAGGCTCTTGTAAAGGCACCTGGTATCCTTGGTGTTGAGTCTAGCCCCGAGGATAGTAAAGCTATCGAGAAGATCAAGACCTCCGAAGCTCAAACTACTCCTGCTGGTCAAGAGCAGGCTAAGTACCAGATCTCAGAGAAATACGCACAGAAGATCGCTGATAACGTTCAGCAGGCTTGGCTCACTAAGTATGCTGCATTAGGTGTTCCGTATGAGGATTTCGTACACGCTCTAGCTAAGAGAACAGACAACTTCGATCCTAGTAAGTCAGCTGCTATTCTATTCCCAGACAAGACCGATCGTGCTAAGTTTCTTAAGGACTATGACACAGCTCTTAAGCTCCAGGGTATGAACATTGAAGCTGCATATAAGGGTAAGGGCGCTAATAAGCTTACTGAGTTCTTCGGTGGTGGAAACGCTGCTGAGGCTAAGATGGCTTACGATAATCTCGTCGATACCGCTGCGGGTGCTTCAGCTGCTCCTGGAAGTCTTCCCTCAGCTGCTGAGCGTAAGGCTGTAGAAGATGATCTAGATCAGATCATGGCATTGCCAGCCTCTGCTGGACCAAAGCGTGACATTCTTCTCAAGAAGCTCGCTGATAAGTACGGATTGTCACTAACTACATTACAGGACCTTGGTCTTGTATAAGGATGAACTATAATGGACCAGAATGTATTTGATCAGCTTGTAGACCTCAAGAAGAAGCAGCTCGGGTTAGCTAAGAAAGAAACTGCAGCTGCTCCTAAAGAGCCTGAGCGTATTCGTACTCTCGGCAATCTCGATACAATTGTTGAGAGTCAACGCATCTTTAATCCACAGCTTCCTCCAACTAATCCGAATATTACGGCATCGGACTTAGCTCAACCTGCTCCTTCTGCTCTTCCTCCCATTCCTCCTGCTCTTAAAGGACCACCTGCTCAACCTGCTCTTAAAGGACCGCCTGCTAAGATGGTTCATACGGGTACTGTAGGTGCATCAGATCTAGAAGGTAACTGGGGTAAGCCCTCGGAGGAGAAGTAATGGTTGACAAGTTCTCGGGTACTCTGCTACCTCAATCGCCGGATACGCTAGAGAACCAGAAAGCTATTCTTGATTTACTCTCCAAGGTCAATAAGCTTAACGCAGATCTTAGTACGTTGATGCAGACAGATGCTCTCGTACTTAATCGTACCAACAACAATAACCCCGTCGATGGTGGGATTTGGTATGATATAAATCAGAATGCAATTACTCAGTACATAGGCGGCGCTAAGCTCCTTGTGTCTACAGTGCTCTTCTCTGGTGTAGGAACAACGATAAGTAATACAGCTAGTGAGCTGACTCAGATCGGTGCAGGTATAGGAACAACTACAATTCCTGCTGATGTTCTTGCAGCTGGTACAGTAATTCGTATCAAGAC